ATGCAGGAGCTGATACGCGAAGCGGAGAGAATGCGGATGATTTAAGGACTTGTAGGGACAAGCCTCCGGATTGTCCTCTGTGGTTTGCGGATATTGAACGGACAAAGGAGTTAATATGGAAAAGGACAAGCAATATATATATGTATGCTCTCCGTACAGCGGAGTAGAAGAAAATTATATAAGGGCGCTGAATTACGGCGCCTATGTTTTTGCCAAAGGCGCAATACCTATCATTCCTCATACGATGTATCACGGTATTTTGGATGATAAAAACCCTGTAGACCGTGAGCGCGGACTGCAGGCAGGCAAGGCTCTGCTCAAGATATGCGACCGAGTATGGGTATTCGGAAAGCAGGGCGCTGAAAGCGTCGGAATGCTCGGAGAGATAAAGGAAGCGCGAAGCGTAGGAATACCGATCGAGTACATAGACGGAAGCAAAGCCATGGAGCCGAACGAGCGCAGTCAGGCTTTGTCAGTATGCATGAGGCATTACGAAAAAAACTACAATAATCTTTCGCGCGTTGTTGCAGACGACATTATATATTATATAGACGCAGGGTTATTGCCCGAGGTCGTTTGCGAAGCCATAAACGAGGCGGCAAGACGTGAAGCCAAATGGGTATACGCCAAAAGAATACTTGAAAGGTGTATACAGCAGGGCATCACAACGCTTGAAGCCTTTAAGGCGGCAAGCGGAAAGAAAGAGAGTGCTGCAATGCACGCGGCGTATGATCTTGAGGCATTTGAGCGGATGCTCGACAACGAATAGGTCGAGTGCCTCGACACGCAATCGTTACAATTTTTACTTAAAAATACAATCCTTGCGCCCGACCGTAATGATATCACCGTAGGGACAGGTCTCCGGACTGTCCGCTATGTTTTGCAGTTGAGTGCAAAAGAAAGGGGACGGAATTCGTCCCCTACAAATTTCAAAATTAAAAAACGGCGGAAAGCCGTTTAAATGGCTTGATAAGGGTATTAACTGAACGCACGTTTTTTATGGAGAGGAGCGAGATATGAAACAGGCGATATACCGCCGTAAGGTGATAAGAGCGGGTAAGACTGTAGACATCGAATATACATATCCCACGCAGTACGGTGACGGACTTACAAGACGCAACATGAGCGGCAAGGGTACACCTGCGGCAATGGCGGAGTACAACCGCGAGATAGCAATACGCCGACTTGGTCTGTTGCTTAACGCGAATTTTAATCCGGGTGACTTTTGGCTTACGTTCCATTACGAGCGGGACAACCGCCCGAAAACCGTAGAAGAAGCGGACAAGCATATAAGAAAGCTTACCGCAGCACTCAAAAAGGAATATGAGAAGAAGGGAATTGTCTTTAAGTGGGTAAGACCGAGGACTGCACTCGGGGCGCGAGGAGCGATACACCATCATCTGCTGATTCCGCAAGGAGTTAGCAACAGCACTATAAAGCATCTGTGGTGGGACATAAGTAAGGCATCGTTTAAGGTGCGCCCGCCTGATTGCGTCGAGCTGTATGACAGCGGCGAGTATTCCTCGCTTGCGGCGTATATTTACGATCATTATGATAAAAACGGCTCGGCGGATAATATGTTCGATCACAACGAAAGCAATGTACCCGAATCGGGCAATGTAAAGAATGTGAAGCGCTGGAGTGCATCGCGCAACCTTAACAAGCCGAAGTCAGAGCCGCCTGTGACGGTGAAGGATATCAAATGGCAGGAGCCGCCCATTCCTTGGAACGGCTACTATATCGAGACCGACAGCATCCGCGCAGGTTGCAACCCTGTATCGGGCAGACCGTATCTGTATTACCGACAGGTAAAGCTGCCGCCGAATTTCACCTGCTTTGATCCCGAGCGCAGAAAGAAACTTACAGGCAAAGAGGCTATAGCATGGTTCAGAGCGGATAACCGACGGTATCTGCAGGATAATTGGCTTGATATCGCCCCCGATGGGGAGATTGTGTTTAAAGAAGAAAAAGATTTAGGAGTGAAACAGAATGAATGAGCTGTTATTAAAAAATGCGGCGGACAAGCTTCGCCGCGAAATGAAAAGTGAGAATATTAACGAGCCTTGGACGTTGATACAAGAGCCGATCGCTGCGGCGCTCGATAAGTTTTGCAAACAGGACAACCGTCTTGCAGATGCAATTATCAAGAGCGACAAGACCTTTGCAGAGTGTTGCGAGAGCATATTGAGCGATACCAAGGCGAAACAGTACATATCGGACGAGAAAGCATATTTACGCGCTGTAAAATTTTATATGCCCGATGCCGAGATAGAATTCACTATGACCATAAAGACCGCGAGCGGAACAGGGCGCATATCGCTTATGGATCTTTTGAAGGTGTAGAAATGGCAATGATAGCATACAAAGCATTTAAGCGCGGACTCATTGCTACGCACGGCTCGGGGAATTTTCAGTACAAAGAGGGGCTAAATGAATTTGAAGCGGCAAACTGTGTAAGAGAGGGGGCGCATTGCGCCGAGGATCCTCTTGATATGTTTAATTATTACCGCCCCGGTCCCGATACAGAGTATCGCTTGGTAATAGCCTCGGGAGATATAGACGAGGACGGACGCGACAGCAAGATAGCCTGTACACGTCTTATAGTAAAGCAGGAGCTGACTTTACCGCAGGTTGCTGCCGCAGCGCTTGTGTTCTGGAAAAAGCATCCCGAGCGCAGCCGCAAGGAGTTTGAGCTTGGTGGCTTCTTCAAAATGAAACGTGCAATAGACCCTTTTATTTCGGGCAAAAAAGGAGAATGGCTGTGTTTTGCAGTAGGCACGTGCAGACAGATCGAGCGCATAGGAATGATATACATTGACGGAGAAAAATTCAAGCCGAATATTCTCTATGATATTGACGGCAACGAAAGGAGCAAATGAAATGAGCGCAAAAACGAAGTTTCCCGAAGGAATGCCGAGACTCTCAAAGGTAATGATAGACGAAGCATATTCGCATTTTCCCGATTTTCTGTTTTTTACAACCGTTAAGACAGGCGAGCGGCTTTGCCGATGCACCGCCTGCGAGAGTGAGTTTATGTGCGGAATAAACGTTCTTCAAAGAACCTATAATCAGGCTTGGAGCATTGCAGATACCGCAAGACACGGCGAGAATATATGCTGTCCTGTATGCGGCAAGAAGGTAAAGGTCATAAACAGCAAGCTGCAAAAGCGCAAGGCATACCCGCGGATCGAAATATCGGTTCCCACCGCTTTCTTTTACGGAATAGACGAGCGGACCGTGTGGGTGTGCTGTTATTTTATAAACCGAGACTACTCGCCCGATGGCAAATCATGCTTTGATGAGCAATTTTTGGTAAATGCCTACCGGCTTACTCCCGAGGGCGCCGAGTTTTATAAAAGACCTTGGAGTACGTTTTTTGATTGGTATGACGAGCTTTTTGAAGAGGAGCATTACCGTGAGCCGTTCAAATGGGATGTAGGACTAATGCACAGACACTACAGCTACAGCTTTATTTATGCGACTGCCCGCAAGCTTAATGATACCTTTTTACGCTTCAGCGGATACGAGGATTATTTAAAGCACAACATAAATGCACCTATGCTGCAGTATTGGTGTTGGTACTGTGATTATCCGCAGCTTGAGATGCTTTCAAAGCTCGGTCGCTTTGAAACGGTAAACGAGCTTGTGCTTTATGATAAGCCCATGAAGCGACTGCTTAATTGGTCTGCTCAAAAGCCGTGGGAGCTTTACAGACTCACAAAAAACGAATACAAGGCATGGTGCAAGCTTCCAAGCTATGACAGAATACCGCTTTTGAAGCTGTACAGAGCGGTGGGTTGCTCTGATCCTACCGATTTTGAGTATTGCCGTTGGGTGTGGCGCTTTGCTTGTGGCAGTATAAAAAGGGCGATATCTGCCGCAAAACGGTTCTCCCCATTCAAAAAGGAAATAAAGGATATTCTCAAGCGCTGTGAAAAAGCAGGAACCGCCGCCCAACGTTTTAAAAATTCCCCCTCATTTGCGGAGAGAATACTGAAATACGGCAGAGCGCCGAAGGATGTTTTCGCGTATTTCGAGCGGATATCCCGAAACAGCGCGGGCTGTTGTTGGCATTGCCCCGGCATTACGGTGAGCGAGGTCATAGATATGTGGAACGATTATGTTGATATGGGAGACGACGGCGCCAAAAGCTTCAATCCGTTTCCCTCTGATCTCAAGGGCGCCCACGATGCTTTGCTTAAGGGTAAGTCCTTACAGAACGCAAAGCAGCTTCGTAAGAATAACAAAGAACTGATAGCACGTCTCGGCCGCAAGTATAAAAAAGCAAATGCAAATTGCCGCGCCCTTGCCGAGAAGTACAGCTATGATAACGGCACCTTCGCTTTTGTTACTCCCAAGGGTATAGCCGACGTGCTTATAGATGGCTGGCAACTTGATCAATGCACCGCCCGAGCCGATGCAAGCGGAGATTATTGGAGATATCTCGACCGTATAAACCGCAAGGAGACCTACATAGGCTTTGTGCGACGTTCCGATACCCCAAATACACCGTGGTTCACGATCGAATTTGAGCCGAGCGGAACGGTAAGACAGAAAAGAGCCGAGCATGACAGTCAGCCTGCCGAGCTTATGCCTTCGATCACTGCATTTTTGGTTGAATGGCAAAGAGCAATAGCGCCGAGACTTGCCGAGGATGATATAGCAGATGCACGGGCGGCAAAGGCACAGCGCATCATCGAATTTCAAGAGCTTCGTCAAAGCGGAAAAAAGGTTGCCTACGGAGAATTGGCAGGCACACTGCTTATAGAAGCGTTTGAAAAGGACCTTATGGAAATTGAAGAAGAAATAGCGTAAAGGAGAAATTAAAAATGGATAACAGTATTGCAACCTTTGAAAATGATATCATGATAGCACGCGAGGAGGCGTTACAGCTCGATCAGCAGATAAAGGTCTATGCAAATATGGCGTGGCAAAATTTGGTAGAGAGCTGCAAGTGCCTTAAACGAATGAAAGACACCGAAGGCTATAAGGCACTCGGGTATGCCACCTTCGGAGACTACACCAAGGCTTCGCTTAATATCGAGGAGCGTCAGGCTTATACCTACATATCCACAATCGAAAAGCAGGGAGAGGCGTTTTTGCAGTCAAATGCAAGCCTTGGAATAACCAAGCTTTCCTTGCTTAATGCCATACCGGATATCGAACGTGAAGAATTTGTAGAAAACCACGATCTTGCAGGGATGTCGGTAAAGGAAGTAAAGCAGTTAGTCGAGGAGAATAATCACAAAGCCGAGCAGATTGAGTTGCTTACCGATGAGCGCGATGAATTAAAGGAGGAACGTGACGACCTTGCTGTTGATCTTGAAAGTGCCGAGCGGACAATATCGAGACTTGAGGACGAGCTTGAGCGCGAAAAAAACAAGCCTACGGAGGTAGCGGTTGCGGAGCCTGACAAGGAAACACTCGAAAAAATCAGATCCGAAGCGGCTCAAAGCGCACGCAAGGAAGCCGAGAAGGCGGCAAAGGCAGAAATAAAAGCGCTCAAGGAAAAGCATAAGTCAGAGCAGGAAAAGGCAGTGGCTCAAGCGGACGAAAAGGCAAAAAAGGAGCTTGAAGAATATAAGCAAAAATGCGAAGCGGCGGACGGTGCACTTTCCGAAGCTATGGCGCGTGCCGCCGAGCTTGAAAAGCAGTTGGCGGTAGCATCTTCTCCCGAAACTACACGCTTCACCTTCTTTTTTGAAGCGCTTGATAACGATCTGCAAAGACTTATTGCATCGCTTTCCGAGATCAAAAAGACAAGTCCCGAGGTTGCTGATAAATACGGAGCGGCTATGCAGGAATATTACAGGATAATCGCTGAAAGATTCGGAAATATCGGCTATCCGATGAATGAGGAGAAGAGCGGGCATTGGAAAGAGGATGCAACCGATAAGGATTTTGGTTTCTGTTCAATATGCGGCGCTTCGGGATGCGTAAGCGATAACTTTTGTTCGGGATGCGGCGCGAGGATGGGGAGTTGAGACTTTGTGATTACAGTTAATTGCGATATTTGTGGTAAGGCTTTTGAAAATAATAAACTAAAGGCGGAGATTGAGAGGTTGAAAAATGAACGGTGAATTATTTATTAAAACCTGTTCGGAATGCGGACTTGTTTTCCGAACCGATAAAAAGCTCGCGAGACTTTGTCCTACCTGCAAGCGGCTTAATGAGAAACGTTCTGCCGAGCGGCAGAGCAAGCTTTACAAAAAGAATGTTCCTGTAAAGGTAAAGCGCCGATCAAGCTATAACACGGTGCCGCTTCGACGCTTTGTAGAGCTTGTGGATCGCTACAACCGCCGCTGGGGTACACGCTACACCTACGGACAGATAATGCTGCTGCTTGAAAACGGACACATCAGAGAAAACGAATTTTACATATAGCGGAGGGATGCCGATTGAATTGGAGAAAGGAAGCGGTCAATGATCTTAAAAATCATCAGTACCGCAAAGAAGGGCTTGATAATCTTGAGGAGCGCATACGTCTTTTGGACGCGCAGCTCACCTCATTGCGCGGCATATCGGTCAGCGAACCTGTGGCGGGCGGGGTATCGAAGCAGGAGGAGGCGTGGATCAACAACATATCGGAACGCGAGCGGCTTGAATTCAGCCTTAAGATCACCAAGCAGCTTGTAGACATTGTCGAGCGGGGGTTAGCATCCTTGGATAAGCGAGAGCGCGAGGTGCTTGAGGGGCTGTATGTTCACCGCCTGCGCGTTGAGGTGCTTTGCGAAAAGATGAATTTTGAAAAAAGCAGGATATACGAAATAAAGGATATTGCGCTAAAGAAGTTTACGCTTTCGGTTTACGGAACCTTGGAAACGTAAAAGAGCGGAAAAAGAGCGGAACATTTTGGCGCTCAAATGTGATATTATGATATTGCGAAGGATCGGGCAGGGGCAAAAGCTCCGCGCCTGATCTTTCTTTTGTGCCGGAGAAGTTGTAGGGACAAGCCTCCGGATTGTCCGTTATGGTTTGCAGATTGTTTAAGGACAGTCGAGGACGCCTGTCCCTACGCGTGCGCGACGCGCGATACATAATGCAGAAAGGAGAGCGGATTATGGCTACAGAATGCAACAACAAAGGAATATATCCCGCACTGAAGGGAAAACGGCGAAAAGCTGCCGAAATGATCGTAAACCCCGATTTTGATAATAACATCAGCAGAATGTGTGACGAATTGAAGATCGCGCGATCAACCTTTTATCGCTGGCTCGATGATGCAGATTTTAACGGATATGTTAATTGGCTTATAGAGCACTACACCAACAGCGAGCTTGCCGCCGTATGGAAGTCGCTTATTAAGCAAGCAAAGGATGGCAAGGTGGAAGCCATAAAGCTGTTCTTTGAGATGAAGAATATGTACCGTCAGCAGGTAGACCTCGGCGGCGGTGTTGTGTTTATTTCGGGTGAGGATGAGATAAGACCTTGATGTAAAAAACAAGCCCCCTAAAAAAGAGGCTTGAAATGATTTTAAAAAACTCTTGACATAATCGTACGACTATGATATAATATATTTGTCGCAAGGGAAACCGAGTGACAAATAGCCGATGGGCTGAACGGTTAGCAAATCCTCCGAACAGATGGTAAGGGGGTGATGCTTATGGTCATAAGTTATGAGCTGTTAATACTTATTGTGTTACTTCTCTTAATAATCACCATAAAAAAATAACCGCTTCTCCCTGCAAAAGATAAGCGGTTAATCCGACAACTCTTGGGGATGACCTGACCGGTCGCCCATCGGTTCCATCTGTATTATAAATCAAGTGAGGTGATTTGTCAATAGAAAAAAGGAAACAAACGCCACAAGAGCGATATGCTGCGAAATATAAAAAGCAATTTAAAATAGATTGTTTTACAAGTACGGAGCAGGATATCATTACAAAGCTCGAAAGTGTGCCAAACAAAGCTGGATATATCAAATCTTTAATAAGAAAAGATATTGAAAGCGAAAAAAAGATGTGACAGTTGCCACCCTGAGAAAGTTTCAACTGCCACACAACACGATAGAAGTTAATCTAACGCATAAGTATTATAGCGTATATTTTAACTTCTGTCAAACAAAAATTTGATAGGAGTTTTTATTATGACTTACGAAGAAGCAAAAGAGTATGTTTCAAGGTTATCTTATGATGAAGTAATTCTTCTGTCGGAATATATTGATCTGATAGAAGCAGACCGCAATATCTCCAAAAAGGAGGTATCGGCATGACGGCTATTGATAAAGAATTTTTTGAGGTTTTGTCAAAAATCCGAAATTCTCCCGAGAAGATAGAGACACTTCTCGCCCTTGCGCGTCAATTGTTGTGCGAACAGGAAAGGAAGGTGAACCGCAATGCCTGATATCAAAGAAGAATGGAGAGATATTGAGGGGTATGAGGGAAAATATCAAGTTTCAAATTTTGGCAGGGTCAGGAGTTTATTAGACAGCCATGGGAATTTATTAAAGCACGAAAAAATTTTGAAACCGAGAAAAAGCAAAGACGGGTATTTAAGCGTTGCGCTCTATAAAAAATGTAAAATTAAATATTACAAAATTCACCGTTTGGTCGCCTTGACTTTCATACCCAAAAAAGATACTGTAAATCATATTGACGGCAACAAAGAAAACAATGCAGCAAGTAATTTGGAATGGGCGGACAGGCATGAACAATTAGACCATGCGTATAGGTTAGGGCTTAAAAAGGCAATAAGAGGAGTTGAAAATGGAAATTCGAAATTAACTGCCGAGCAGGTGAAGGAAATACGAAAAAAATACATTCCGCAAAGCGAACAATTCGGAACAGTGGCATTGGCAAAAAAATACGGTGTAACCGATGCTACTATTGGACACATAATAAGAGGAGAAACATATAAAGATGTTTAAATTCAAAGAGAGTTGTAGAAATACAGCTCTCTTTGAATTTGGAGGAACGATGGAAAATATTTATTTACCCGATATAGTCGGCGGGGGATATGGCGAGTTTTGGAATGATAAAAGCCGATACCGTGTACTCAAAGGCGGCAAGGGAAGCAAAAAGAGTACCACAACTGCGCTTAACTTTATCTGTCGGCTGATGAAATACCCCGAGAGTAACCTGCTTGTTGTTCGAGCGGTATTTAATACGCATAAGGACAGCACGTTTGCCCAGCTTCGATGGGCGCAGGAAAAATTGGGAGTATCACATTTATGGCGCAATACGATGTCTCCACTTGAAATGACTTATATCCCCACAGGACAGAAGATTTTATTTAAAGGCTTTGACGATTGGCAGAAGCTTGCATCCACAACCGTTCCGAAAGGATATCTCAATTTTGTCTGGTGCGAGGAGTGCTACGAAATTTTATCCGAAGAAGAATTTGAAAAGTTGGATTTTTCTATGCCGCGAAGCAAGGTTAGTGAACCGCTTTTCAATCAGACAACTTTGACATTTAATCCGTGGCTTGATTCACACTGGCTTAAAAGGCGGTTTTTTGATACGCCGTCGCCTCTTGTGTCTACTTATTCAACCAATTATCTGTGTAACGAGCATCTGACACCCGAATACATAACCTCGATGGAAGAGCTGCGCGAGCGGAACTATAGAAGATATGCGGTTATAGGCTTGGGCGAATGGGGAATAGCCGAGGGTCTTGTGTTTGAGAATTGGGAAGTGCTGGAGTTTGATTTTGACGAGAGCGGCGCACCCTGTGCTTGTAATAATGGGACGGGGAACCCGTCCCCTACGGATGATAACCCGGTCGAAGAAACGGATTGCCGCGCTACGCTCGCAATGACGCGGTCGGGTGCAGATATTGAAAATACGTACCAAAAAGGCAACGTTCGACACCCCGAGTCACTCGGGTGGCAATGGCGGCGCTTCTTCGGTCTTGACTACGGCTATACCAATGATCCTACAGCATTTATAGCCTTTGCCGCAAATCCCATCACAAAGGAGCTGTTTATATACGATGAGCATTATGAGACCAAGATGCTCAATTCCGATATCGCCGATATGATAAAGCGTAAGGGGTACGCCAAGGAGCGCATACGCGCCGATGCGGCAGAGCCAAAAAGTAACGACGATCTGCGGCGGCTTGGAATCAGCCGTATTCAACCGAGCGTTAAGGGACGCGACAGCGTAATAAACGGTATCGCACAGCTTCAGGAGTACAAAATCTATGTGAATCCGCGATGCGTTAATACAATACACGAGCTTGGGTCCTACGTTTGGAAAAAGGATAAGGACGATCGGGGGCTTAACGTTCCCGAGGATAGGGATAATCATTTAATGGATTCCTTAAGGTATGCTTTTTACGATGTGCGATTCTTCCGTCCGCAGGATCCTGCCGAGCGGCACCGACTTACCGCAGACGAGCGGTACAGCAGGTATAACAGCGTGACCGCAGAGGATATAAACGGCGGTTGGGGATGATTTAAAGTAAGAGGTAACAGGAAAGAGGTAAGAAGTTATGACAGAATTAATTTTACTGCTGATAATGGTTTTGATCGTGGCGCTGTTATGCGCCATTTGTGCCGTTATCGGCTTTTTGGTGGGAATTAAAGTAAATTCACGCCTGAAACAAAAAAACGCCGCAGACGAGCCCACAGAGGAGCAACTGCGCCGTGCTGAACAAATGAAACGCGAGTACCGTAATTTTTTGGAGTATAACGGAGACGAGCAGGAATGAAAAGCTTAATCGAGATGCGGTGTATAAGAGGGAATTTCGTCAAAATTAGGATATATACCGCAATTATGACAAACGCAATTACCGATATTAGGAGTATTGCAACACCTGCAAAACCAATCGTCAGGGTAATCGGTTATATCGGGATAAACAGGTGGAAGAGAATTGAATTTCATGAATTTTTTATAGAGCCTTCTTTTTCGTAACTGTATCAGAATATAGGATATAGCAAAAAAGAATACTGCAATACAAAGGCGAATTATTATATAAGAAATATTATATTGTGACACAATAGCAGCAATAACTTCTAATAAATTAATAATTCCTAAAGCGATAGTCCAACCGCCTAATCCGTATTTTTTTAACGGACGCCATATTAATCCTATAAGAAAAACATTTGAAAGATAGCTATTGGTCGCTTTCGCTTCTTGATATTCCATAAATTTTTGCCAATCAGGTTCGGTAGACCGTATTATGATAGGCTTGGTGCTGACACGTCGGGGCTTTGGTGGCGGCGGAGTGTAATTGTCGTCATCGTTATATTCGAATTGTGGTATGTATTCTTTTTTCTTCATAAAGAGCCTCCATAATAAAAAAGTGTGCAGCCGAGGCTACACACCGAAAAATGCAGCTCCGAATGCTGCCACGCATTTTTTGAATATTCTTTACCTAAGTGCAAAGATATAGAGCGCATTTTTACCATAGTAAAATGCACTATCGATAAAAAAATATTCAAATACGTGGCAAAAAAATTTTATCACATATATTACCAAAAAGCAAGAAAAGATTTTAAGTAATCATCGCAAAAATGCGTTGATATATAAAAACCGCCCTCACCATGGGCAAAAGGAGTAATTGATAATGGATGAAACCATGAACACGGAGGCTTTGAGCACCACATCAGAGCAGACGGAGACACACGAGGCAACTACCGAGGAACAGCAGACCGCCACCGCATCACAGGAGCAGTCAAGCCCCGAGGAAGGCGCCGCACAGAGCGGCGAGGGCATGAGCGCCGCTACCCAGCAGGAAGAACAGCCGTACATGATAGCGCGCTTTAACCATGAGGACAAGCCGCTGTCTCGCGAAGAAGCTACGAATTGGGCACAGCTTGGCATGAAGCATCAGGCGCTTTTTGATAGGCTTGACTACATAGCCGCGCAGAGTGATACCACGGTAGATGCTCTGATAGACGGTATGCTTGAGACTATGGAAAACACCAAGCGCACCGAGCTCAAGGAGCGCTTCGGAGAGGATGAGAGCGTTATAGAGGACCTCATGACGCTTTATCGCAACGGACAAAAGGAGAAGTACGAAAAGGTAAAGCAGGGCAGAGCCGAGCAGGCGCAAAAGACCGAACAAAGTACTAACGCGCGCATAGCATCGGAATTTTCCGCCATGAAAAAGGATTTTCCCGAGCTTACCGATTTTGCTTCGCTTCCGACAGAAGTAAAACGTGCGGCGGCGGACGGTATGCCGCTTGCCTACGCTTATCTCATGCACAATCATACCGAAAGCCGCAAAAGCGCTGCCGCGGCAAAGCAGGCAGAACAGGCGGCAAAGAAAAGCACCGGCAGTATGGCAAGCGATGAACGCGACGGCACAAGTGAAGCTGACAAGCGTTTCCTCGCGGCACTGTGGGGCAACTAAAACGAAAAGGAGTAAAAGTAAATGGCAAATTCAATAGCAAGTGCAAGTAAATATGTTGGCGAGCTTGATAAGATGATAGCTCAGGTATCAAAAACAGGTTTTCTTGCCGATAATGTATTCAAAGCAAAATTCATAGGCAGTAAAACCGTACTTCTGCCCGAGATCACCATGACAGGTATGGGAAACTATAGCCGCACAGGCGGTTATCCCAAGGGAGACACCACCCTTACATTTAAGGATTATACCCTTAAGCAGGAGCGTGGACGTCAGCTCTTTCTTGATGCTCAGGATGAAGACGAGAGCGGTGTAGCAGACCTTGCAGGCAAGCTCGCAAGTGAATATATCCGCATACATGTAGTTCCCGAGGTAGATGCCTACAATATTTCTACTATGTTTGCGGCAGCCAATACCGCAAGTCACGTTAAAGAATATGCGGAGGCAAGCGCGGTAAAGGATCTTCTTGCCGCCATCAATTCTGCTGAATCCGCTATGGGATATGACGGCTCAACCGGCCTTGTCGCATTTGTTGATCCTGTGATGTACGGACTTTTGCAGACCTCTGCCGAGCTTGAGCGTCATATCGTTATAAGCGATTTCAAGCAGGGCGAGGTAAATATGAAGGTCAAGACGCTTAACGGCTGTGCCATTATTCCGGTTTCACCCGAGAGAATGAAGAGCGCATACACCTTTAACGCGGGCGCTTCCGCAACCGCAGGCGGCTTCACTGCTGCGAGCGGTGCAAAGGATGTACGCGCAATCGTTCTTCCGAAGGACAGCGCATCGTTTGTCAAGAAGGTTGATAAGTTCGATATTCTTGATCCTTCGCAGGTTGAGGATTTTGACGCTTATAAGATCAATTTCCGCATGTATTACGATCTTATCGTCAAGAACAGCCGCAAGAACACCATATACGCTATAGCCACTGCTTAAGGTGGTAAGCGCTGCCGAGGGGTGACAATTTGTCGCCTCTCGGTTTTTTACAAAGGAGACGGAAAATGTTCATAGTGACTAATGAATATCGCTCGGCATATTACAGCATTGAAACCGAGGCACAGCGCGACGAGCTTATAAGCCGAGGATTTATTGATATCACGGAAGAAAAAAAGACCGTAAATAAAAAAACAAGCCCCAAAAAGGCTTGAAAACAGTATCGGCGTTTGATATACTTAAAAGCGGAATAAGGTAAACCTACAACGGTAGGCGGTTGGCCCTTTGAATTCAGAGGGCATTTGCCCTCTTTTAAAAAGGGGGTGATGCTATGGAGTATTATTTCCTTGTTGTTTTAGTACTTATTGTAGCCACAGGCTATATTACAAGCATAAAAAAATAAACCGCCACTCGCCAAAGTAATCGGTTTATTTAAACGGTATTTCGGCTAACCGTCTATCGGTTTGCCTTATTTCACTTGTATTATAACCGAATAAGAGATAAATGTCAAGCGTTCGTTTTTTCGGGCGCTTGATTTGTTATATACAAAAGGAGGAGTAATGTGAGCATGAAGGTCAAAACAGAACCGCAGAGTATATTTGCGGAGTACCGCAGCGGTACGGAATTTAAGGCTGGGATCGGAGCAAAGGGCATATTCGAGCAATCGAAGATAAACGAGCGGTTTTATGCGGGCGATCATTGGCACGGTGCCAAATTAGGCAATAGCCGACCGCTTGTCCGCCGCAATCTGATAAAGCGTATAGCCGATTATAAGCTGTCAAGCATAGCTTCGGCGCCTATTGCAGTCAACTTCAGCGCAGAGGGTGTACCCGATAACACTGTCAGCGAGGAGCAGGGGCGAGAGGTGTATGAAAGAGTCTCACAGCTCGGTGAGGATTTCAGCGGAGAGGTAAACGATATCGAGGTATCTACCGTAATGCGCTTTCTTACCGAGTACGGCGCGGTTTCCATGGAGCGGCTCGGGTTTAATGCTTTGGCTGCCGACACGCTTAAAAACGCCTATATCTCAGGCACAGGTATTTTATATACTTATTGGGACGAACTGTGCGAAACAGGGCTTTATGTGGATGCCGCAAAAAGTAATCCGATACGCGGAGATATCGCATGTCAGGTGCTTGACGTGGAAAACGTGGTATTCGGGGATCCCAACAGCGCCGAGGTGCAAGGTCAGCCCTTTATAATCATTTCACAGCGTAAAATATGTGAGGACGTGCGAAGGGAAGCACGCAGAAACAAACGTCCTGCCGAGGATATAGAAAACATCAAGCCCGATAACGCCGATGCGCTTTATACCAATGCAGGAACACGCGGCGAGAACGAGCCTGCAGATTCGCAGAGAGTTACGGTGCTGACCAAATTCTACAAGGAATGGGACGATGAGGGCAAGGGGTATCGCGTGATGTGCGTGCGCGTGACCGAAAAGGCGGTAGTCCGCAAGCCTTGGGATATCGGAATCAGCCTTTACCCTTTGGCAAAAATGGTGTGGGACGAGCGGAGAAGCTCTGCCTACGGTGACAGCGAGATCACCTATATGATACCGAATCAGATAGCCGTAAACCGTGCGCTTACCGCCCAAGTATGGGCAACCATGACAACAGGTATGCCGATAATGGTGGTAGACGGCGATATAATCACACAGCCGATAACCAATGAACCGGGGCAGGTGATAAGGACCTTCGGAGAAGCCGATAAGGTGGCAGGCGCGATTCGCTATGTTGTGCCGCCTTCCTTTGCGGGTCAGCTTATAACCTCGGTAAACGATCTTGCAAGTAATACGCTCTCGGACAGCGGCGCCAATGATGCGGCGCTCGGTAATATCCGTCCCGATAACGCGGCAGCGATAATACAGATGCGTGAGGCGGCCTTGCAACCCATGCAGCTCAAGCAGAACAGATACTATGCCTTTATAGAGGATGTTATGCGAATATGGGCGCAGTTCTGGCTTCACCTTTACGGCGACCGCAAGCTGAAAATACATACTGCGAGCGGCACCGCATACGTGCCATTCCATGCTTCGCGATATGAAAAGCTGATGGTCAACGCCAAGGTCGATGTGGGAGCGTCTACGCTTTGGAGCACCTCGGTAGTGGTATCTACCCTTGATGCACTTTTACAGGCGCAGATAATAACGCCCGAGCAGTATTTAGAACGTATGCCGAGCGGAATAATTCCCGATAAAACAGGTCTTATTGAAGCGATAAAGGAGCAACGCGCATTTGCCGAGCAACGTGACGCGGAGCTTTCCGATGATGCAATATTACAAAAGCTACAGCAGGAAGACCCCGAACTTTACGCGCAGTTTAGTCAACTGCCGCCCGAGGAACAGCAGGGGATGCTGCAGAGGATGAGAGGTGGTAACGCATGACAGCAAACGAGATTTTAAACCGAGCGCTTACCTTGCTCGGCTACACCGACCAAAACGGAAACGAGCAGCTTACGCGCAGGATAATGAATAAGGCGATAGCGGTTATCAATACCGTGTATGAGGATCTGTGGAGGATATGCGTGTCGGGCGTTTGTGAACAGGATCGTAGGGACAGGACTCCGGACTGTCCGCTAAGTTTTGCAGATGATTTAAGGACAGTCGGGGACGCCTGTCCCTACGCGTTTACGCCGATAGCGGGGCTTGATGCCACAATACAGCTTAAGGGGCGCGCCTTGGAAGCGTTCCCTTACGGCGTGGCGGCTTTTTTGGCGCAGGGGGAGAATGACGGAGATCAGCAGCAGCTTTGGATGTCAATGTACAACAAGAAGCGCGCAGGGCTAACGGTGTTCGAGCGCATCAACGATGTTTTTCAGGGGGCAGAAATATGAATTTTCCGATAATGAACAAACGCTCGCGACAGGGCGTTTCAATCCCTGATCTTGCAGGCGGCATAAATCTGCGCGATTCGCTTACCACCGTTCAGGATAACCAGCTTACCGATGCGGTTAATATGTGGTTCCGTGACGGCGCCTTGAGAACAAGACCGTCTTTTGTCACCGATATAGGACATTCAATACAACATGATACATGGATGTACGAAACGCGGACAATTAAAACTTTTTCTGATATTTCAATAAAAACAGGCGATAACGAAGGGGTTTTAGCTTGCGTAAGGACAACAGGAATTTCAGGAATGGAGCAAACAAGGCTTGTTTTTTTTCTTGTAGGCGATGTCTTTTCGCTGCTCGGATATATAGAGATCGGTCAAAAGGAAGGCACATATTTTGTTTTCAAACATGAGAATATTCTATATTGTTTATGCAGTGATTATACGATTTATAAATATAGCATAACTGATCATGGTGACGGTGCGAATTGGATACCTGTTAAGGCAGAGGAATACTATGCGCCCACTGTATTCACCAATGGCTTAATGGGGCCAGGTCTTTATGAATATTCGGGTGATATGTTTGAAGGGGAAAACATTATAGGTTACAGTTCAAAATATGTATATTCGACGGTTAATACAGGTGTCAGCGATGACGGAAACCACCTTTTGGATTTTGTTATTCCAATTCCAAGCAATAGAGCAGTAGTAAGGGTAGAAGCAACGTTGACAGGTGGAGAACTTATGTGGAAAAGCAGAAATTCTTCTGATAATGCGGTTCCGAGATCGATAAAACATGTTATAGATATGGTTAATGATATTCTTCCTGACAGTGATCCAAGAAAAGCCGGCAACTGGCGTCACGAAATAAGAAAATCCAATGACGCTATGGAGCGAGATAATTTGTGGATGGCGGCAAACCAATGGAAAAATAAAGATATTGTGGAAATAGGCTTTTCTTATGGTGTGCCGGATACCTTCGATGAGGATGGGAATGCTATATGGAAAAATGACGATACAAAAAACAATCAGGACACATGGGCAATAATTCCAGACGGTGCGAATAAAATCCCTGACAATTTCGAAATAATTGTTTATTACAGTGAAGTCGGAGTTAAAGCAAACAAGGTTTTTAATATGAATTCTTGTACATGGTTCGGCGGTGCATCGGCAGGGTTAAACGGCGGTACGCGCCTTTTCCTATGCGGTAACACTAACGAGGGAGAGGAAAACCTTGTGTTGTGGTCGGGGCTTAATGAGCCGTTATATTTCAGTGAAAACTGCTATGCCTATGTAGGAGACAAGGACAGCCGCGTAACCGCGTTCGGTAAGCAATCGGATATGCTTGTGATCTTTAAGGAAAACGAAACATATTTTACACGATACACCCGAAACAACAGCATTACTGCGGAAGCACTTATAGATCAATCGGTAGTGGATTATACGGCAAACAGTGTATATTTTCCATTAACACTTATTCATTCACAGATAGGCTGTGATCTGCCCGACAGCATCCAGCTATGCCGCAACCGCCTTGTATGGACAAAAACTAACGGCAAGGTATACACGCTTGTAACGAACGACCAATACAGCGAGCGGAATATATACGAGGTCGGAGAGATGGCCGAAAGGCACATAAAAGAAAACACGCAAAGCAATACCGTGAGTTCAAGCGACTGGGAAGGATATTACGTACTGTTTTGCGGTGCAAACATGTATCTGATGGATTACAATTCGAGCGGATATCAATATATTTATTCGTATCAGAAGAACGAAGACGCCAATGTCAGAATCCCTTGGTATAAGTGGCATTTGCCTTACACAACAAAAAATCGGGCATCTGTTGAATACAAGGATGCAAAGGTTTTTTATACTGGGTCACATCTCTGGGTGTTTGCTGCAGGAAATTCGGGTGTTACGGTATATTGGTTTGATACGAACAAACAAGGCGGAGACGTAGCAATACCGAATGTAATTGAGCAACAGATCCCCATCCATTCCTCCCTTACTACAAAGCTGTTTGATTTCGGCGCGGCAGGGTACAGAAAGAACGTGGACACAGTGCAGTTAATGCTCGGCAATAACGGCGGCGCTCCGATAAGCGTAGGCTTTGTGACCGACTGCGGCACCGAGTATGACGAAATATCGCTTGACGGTGACGATCGCGACAGCTACAGCGCAGGGCATATTTCAGCGCTGACACTCTCGCCCTGCATACGCTCGGTACTGCGCTTCGGCGTGAAGTTAGAGAGCGACGGTCCATTGATCGTTGACGGAATGACGCTCGGATACAGAATTTTAGGAGGTGCAAGATAATGGCAGTAAGAACGATAACCTATACCGTTACGGCTGACGGAGTAAGCCCTGCAAGCATACAGAGCGCAGGCGTTCAGAATGACATGAACGTTACCGAGCTGATATTTGTTTTTAGCGCAGTGATGGGCGGAATAATGATAAACGGCAAGAATCTGTTTTACCGTTTTGATTGCGTTGACGGTGCCGGCGGTAAATTTTCGACCATAGCAAACGAAGTGGATTATGAAAAACCCACTGCAAGCTTTTTGATCGGAGAGCGGCTCACCCGATACGGCGGAAACGTCTCGGTCTGCCTTGTGCTGACACGTATCGGAAAGAATAAGCAGGGAGAAGACGTTACCGAAGCGGAAATGTACTGTCACCCTGTAAATATCCGCCTTAAAGCTTTGCCGCAGGGACACCACACCGACGGCGGCGACCGCGAAAGCATTACAACGCTTGCGGAGAATACAAAAGCGGCGGCAGAAAAGGCTGCAGAAGCAGAAGCGCAGGCAGGGACATGGTATGCCGCAGCTTCAATTTCGGCACAGAGATCGGAAGAAGCAGCTGAAAGGGCAGAAGAAGCAGCTAACAGTGTTAAGGTAGTAGGCGCTCAAGTAACCGATGACGGTGGGCTGGTTATATATTATAACAGCGGAACGATCTATGCGGGTAATGTTATCGGACCGAAAGGTGACAAAGGTGACAAGGGAGAAAAAGGAGACCCCGGACCGCAAGGTATTCAGGGAATACAGGGCGAAAAGGGAGATAAAGGTGAGAAGGGAGATAAGGGCGCCGATGCCGTAACCGATCCGACGTATTCCCCCACAAGCACCAACGCACAGAGCGGTATAGCCGTTGAAGAAGCCAAGCGACAGACGGAAGCTTATGCAAATAAAACCTTTGCCTCTGCCGTCCGCAACACATCAAGCGGAGATCTAGTAAAGGTAAGCGATGTATCACCTATCGAGCATGAGTTGGATGTAAAGATTACAAGTAAAAAAGAAATAGAAAATAAAGTAGATATATCACAATTATCAACACAAACGGCAAGTGATGGAACCACTTTTACAAACAATGGTGATGGTACTTTTACGATAACAACAAATGCCTCAAATTTTTATTTTACTCTAAATAAAACACTTCAAGAAATTTGCCCTACAATACAAGGCAATGATTACGTAACTTTTTATTTTGAGGCTGAAGGAAATTATGAGGGTAAAATAGGTTTTACCAATGGACCTACAACGGTATTTGAAGGCGAAAGACATACATCAACTTATAAATGGAGTGATTATGCTTTTTCGCAGCCTACATTTTATATTATAAATGGCTCTTACAACGGCCCGGTAACAATTAAAAACTTCAAAATCGGCACGGCAACGGGGGAGTCGATAGTAGAAGATTTAACTACCGTTAGCGTAACTGCACAAGGTAAAAATATTATACCTTTCCCTTATGTTGACGCTTCTGAATGGCAGTCTGGTGGAATTACTTATACAGTAAATAATGATGGTTCTGTACATGCAAAAGGAACAACTACAGGGACTTCTGTTTTTAGATTGGCTACTGATGGTGTTGACTTAAAGGATGGAGTTTCTTATGTGGTTAGTTGCGGTCATTTAACAAGAAAGATATATGTCACTTATAATGATGGCTCGGGACAGTCTGATAGTTACTGGGGAAACCTTAATAATGCTGCACCTCTTGTTTGGAAAAAGGAGTACAAGTTAAAATCTGTAAATATACAGTATTTGTCTGCTGGTTCTTATATTGATGAAGTAATCTATCCACAGATTGAGGTCGGTGAGGTTGCTACCGAATATGAGCCTTATGTAGAGCCGTTTACGGTTTCTGCAAACGCAGACGGAACGGTAAAAGGTCTTATGAGCATTTCCCCAAGCATGACGCTTATGACCGACACAGCGGATGTTACGATAGACCTCGCTTATAACGCAGATACAAAAATGTATATAGACAATAAATTTGCCGAGCTTTCGGCAGCAATTTTAAATTCTTAAAGGAGAGAAAGTTATGTATAAAATTATTACAGATGTTTTAAATCGTGGTGGTTATGACCTTAAAGGCATAACCGAGAAAATCAATGCTCTTTGGGTAGAGGGCAAACTTACCGACACCGAGCGAGAAAATCTTTTAAACAAAGCACAAGACAATGCCGACAGTTCATACAGCGTTGATGTTATGCAAAAACTCAATGACCTTGAGCAGAGAGTGAGAGCCATTGAGAACAAGGATACTCCCACAGATGCAACCGCAGAGCAATACACCGTTGGCAAATGGTATTACAACGGCGATAAATGTACCTTTGAGGGCAAGGAGTATACCTGCGTAGCTCCCGAGGGCGTGGCGTGTGTTTGGTCGCCAACAGAATATCCTACATATTGGGAAAAGGAGATGTCTTAAATGTCAAGAGTATTAAAAGCAGGGGAACCGAGGATCACACAAAAGTACAGCACAGCCCATAAGGCAGTAGACCTTGTCCGTGCGCCGAGCATGGTCGAGGCGATAATCGCCCACAGCGCAGGAAAGGTAGTGTTTTGTCAGACAGGGCAGAAGAACGCCAAAGGGTCTACAGGCAATGCAAGCTACGGAAACTGCATCCGCATAGACCACGGCGGCGGTTATTCCACCCTTTACGCACATTTGTCGGAAGTCTATGTAAAGCTTGGAGACACCGTAAGGCAGGGACAGAAGATAGGCTACATGGGCAATACAGGCAACTCCTACGGCGCGCATCTGCATTTTGAGGTGCGAAAAGACAACGTCCGTATCGACCCAACGCCCTACCTTAACGCTGATTTACCGCTTCAGACTGCGCCCGATGTGATATACGCGGCGCACTACGCCAAGGGCAAATGGCTTTCTGATGTAAAGAATTATAACGAGAAGAATTCGAGCGGCTATGCAGGTCTCATCCGCCGTCCGATAGACGGCATCCGCGCACGTCTCACACGCGGTCATATCGTTTACCGTGTACATACCGTAGGCGGCAAGTATCTTGATTGGGTGCGCGACCTCGATGCCAAGCAGAACGGCTTTGCAGGTATCTACGGCAGAAACATTGACGGTGTACAGATGTATCTTGAAGACCTGCCCGAATATGCCGTAGAGTACCGTGTAGCGCCCATAGGCAAGGATTATCTGCCGTGGGTGAGAAACTGCAAGGAAAACGACCCGAACGGCTATGCAGGCATTTACGGCAGAGCTATCGACCGTGTACAAATACGTATTGTGAGGGTGTAGGCATGACGGATACGGTCATAGTCGGTCTGCTTTCGCTTGCCGGCACACTCGGCGGCTCGATGCTTGGTATCATGGCGGCAAACAAGCTCACCAATTACCGTATCGAACAGCTTGAGAAGCAGGTAGAAAAGCACAACAGCGTTATAGAGCGAGTTTATAAGCTTGAGCAGGCAGACGCGGTAGAAGAGGAAGAAATAAAGGTCATTAATCATAGGATCAATGACCTTGAGCAATATCATAAATAAGGAGCGATAACAATGAAAACAAAGGTTATTAAATGGATGAAAGCCGCTGGCATAAGAGCGGCAAAAACTGTAGCGCAGACGGCAGTAGCAATGATACCTGTAGGCGTAAGTGTTACAGAGGTCGGCTGGGCGGCTGTAGCAGGAACAGCGGCACTCGCAGGTGTTGTGTCCTTGCTCACAAGCATCGCAGGTCTGCCTGAGCTTAAGGAATAGGATGCGCGTAGGGACAGGCCTCCCGGACTGTCCGTAGCCTTCCCCTTGAGGTAATTCCCCTTGGAAGGGGAAATGTCCGAAGGACAAAGGGGTGGCCGCCTCCGGCGAGGGGAAGGTGGGGTGCGTAGCAGCTCGGATGAGGTGTGATGATTTATGTAACGGTAAATTCATTCCACCTCATCAGTCAGCAACACCTGAAAAGGGTGTTTTATTTTTTTATAAGGGTGGTATAAAAGTGACGGGAATAGCATCTGTAGACGAACGGTATAAAAAGAATATTACGGCATTGGATGGCTCCATCAAAAGAGATGTGGACGCAAGCAATGCCACACACAAAAAGCAAGCCGATACACTGACCGCGTTGTACGAGGGACAGATGGCAGAATCGGGAGCTGAATATGATGACCTCGAGCGGCAAAATGCCGTACAAAAGCTGATAAACGAACGCGATGTAGCGGAAGATATGGCAAACTTGGGGCTGACCGATTCGGGGCTCAACCGCACCCAGCAGACGGCAGTTCAGCTCTCCGCCGCAAATAACTCGGCAAAGATAGCAAGAGAAAAGCAGGCGATGTATAACGCCTTCAAGCGCGAGCTTACTTCAAGGCTTGCCGATAACGAGGCTTCACGTGCTTCTGCCGAGGCAAGCATAAGAAGCGGTTATGAAAAGCAGGCGATGGACGCGGCGGTAAGCTCCTACAATACCGATGTAGACGCATGGCAGAAGAATTATGAGGCAGGGCTTAAGGCGGCACAGGAAGCGGCGAAAGCCCAAAAAATCACAAAGCTGAATTATGGAACGTTGGCAGGAACCTATAACACCTCAAACAACAATGTTGTATATTCGGACGGCGAAGGCAACGAGGTTACCATGCGCCAAGGTGCGAATCCATATACAAATACGGTCAATAAGGATGTTTTGGATTTGGAAGGAAACTATGATAAATCAAAAGTTTTTTCAAATGGTTATCAACCTAACAACTATAAGGGCACCCCTCTTAAAAAAGCAGATAAAAAAGTAAATAAAACAACTGTGCCGTGGCGTGATGACGGTGTGGAACAGCAGGTCTGGATGGCGGACGGTAAGTATTATTTATGGCACGGACCCTCAAATAAATATGTACAAGCAAGATACAACTCAAAAGAAGAAGCGTGGGAGTTTAAGCTTTAAGGAGGAAAAGTATGTCTGAATGGATATCAACAAAAACCAATAATAAGAATATAGCCAAAGAAGAAAAGTGGTATTCGGCAAAAACAGGTCAAGCCGTAGCAAAAGCCGAACCGGACTTTCTTCCTGCCAATATTGCCTCAACGACCTTCACCGATCCGACAAAGTTTTTCCGCGCACAACAGCAATACAAGCAGAATAATCCGAACCTTTATTCGGTCATGGGCGGCAGGGCGTATAATCCTATACCGTCAGTCAATCCGACACAGCTTACAAAAGAGGACCTTGAGAAGGTGCAAACGGCGCAGGCGGCTGACGCGAAATATCGCGATCCCATACTGCGGCAGGAGCTTAAGGATAAAATGGACGCCGCAAAGTCTTTGTATGATGATTTCTATAAGGGCGAGAATGATCTGCAGACCTTTTTGAATAAGATAGGCGGAGTGGGAGGCGGCGAAGAAGCGCGCGAGAAATACAAGAAGAAATACGAGGACGCGGCGGCAGATTATTACTCTTTAACGGTCGGAAACGAGGAAATGCGCAAGCAGAGAATATCAGAGCTTGAGAGGGAAGTGGGAATACTACAGATAAAAATGCGCGAAAACCCCCAAAGCAAGAAATCGTTTGAGTCACAGCTTGATGAGGTGAGAGCCGAATTGAACGGACTTCGCACTTCTCTTTACGGTAAGGTTACAATAGGTGAATACGTAGGCGCTCATGCACTTGCAGGCGCAGATAGTGTCAGCACAGGGGTTTACAATACCCTCGGTCTGATTATCGGCAAGCCGCTTGAATGGATAGGCTGGAAAGATAATCCTGTTTTAAAGCTGAAAGAGTTCACACAGAAAAACCATGAAAGATTACAAAACGAAGCGCTGTTGGCATCAAAGGCTATGGGGGATGATTATAATGTCGGCGGTATGCTGATACAAGGAGTTGTTGCGGCTATTCCCGATGCGGCGCTCGCGTTTGCCACCGCAGGCACATCAAAAGCAGTACAGCTCGGCACAAAAGCGCCCGGTTTCTTCGCGGCATTAAGCAGAACAGCTACCAATATGGCAAAAAATCCTATGTTCTGGAGTTCCTACGTGCGTACCTTGGGAAATGATTATGACAGCGCGATAGAGGACGGTGCTTCGCCCGAGGCGGCTTTTATATATGCACAGCTTACTTCAACCCTTAATGCGGCAGTCGAAATAGGCGGCGAGACAGGACACGGCGGTATACAGACCTTGCCTGATGCGCTTAAAAACGCAGGGAAAAACAAGAGCGCTATTCTTGAATGGGTAACATCATCGCTCGATGAAGGCAAGGAAGAAGTTATCCAAAGCGTAATAAGCGACCTTAATGCAAGAATAATCTATAATTCCGATAAAAAACCCGATATCGGAGAGCTTGCAAAAGAGGGCGCTATGGGTATAGCTGTCGGCGGCATTCTCGGCGGCGGACAGATAAGCGCAAATATGATACTAAAC